CCAGCGGTTCACCGGAAGCCCCGTACACAATCCCATTGGGGCGGTTCTCTGCCCATTGCCCACAGCAGATTTCACAAGCACAGTAAGCCGTTACCCTGAATTCTCCCAAATACACCGGTTCCGGATCCACAGGTTCCAAAGAAACTTCCGGGGTGGGGATCACAGTTTGGGTGGGCTGAATGTCAACCGTTTGGGAAGGCTCGGTGTCCGGCTCTGCCGTAGTTCTGCCGAAGGCATGGGCCGTGAACCGGCCAAGGAAGAAACCAACCACCAGCCCCATCAGAAGGGCCACGGTGAACATTCTGCGGAACCATTGGTTCCGTTTAGCCCTCTGGGTGGCCTTCCTCGTATTTTCTGAACAGTTCATCGTTATAGTCCTTTCTCATTTGAAGGGTGGAATAAATATCTTCTTCCACCGTTCCCGGACAGATCATCCAGTAATAGAAGCAAGGGCGATTTTGACCGATCCGGTGAATTCTCTTTTGGGATTGCTCCCACAGTTCCCAACCTTGGGGAAGGCTGAAATAAATGATCTTGTTGGCTTTTTGGAAGTTGCCGCCCATTGCCCCGGCCTGATACTGAATGAAGGTCACAGAATTGGAATGGAAGTTGTAAGCGCCTAAATCCTTCACTTCACCGGATAGGGTGGAAACAGGCCGGTTCATGGCTTTTACAATCCCCTTCATCCGCTCCATTTCTTCCGTGAAGTTATAGAACACAATCAGGCGATCTTCCGTACTCTCCACCAACTCCCTAAAGGCTTTGTAACGGTGGGGGTTATACAGGCCGCAAAGCTGACGGGCATACAGGCGGCGGGTTAAACTGGTATCACCAATCAATTCCCTTTCGGCATCTTCATTGGAACCCCAAAAATCTGAATCAAGTTCAAATTCCTGAAGCGTGGTGGTGTTGATACTCACCACCCGTTCCCGCCAGAACTTCCAATATTCCTTTGCCGGGGGCATTTTCACCGGGATCATGGTCTTTTCGGGAAGGTCAATCCCGGCATCAGCGGTGGTCATAAACACGGCCCCATATTCGGCCAGCTTCTTTTTCAGCCGGTCAACATTCTTGTAACCGGTGATTTTCTGCCGCCAAAAACCAT